GAGAGGCGAGGATGTTGCTGTACTAACAGGGAATCTTTTTAAATTTATAGTTACTCTACAATCTCCTGTAATTAATTTAAAATCAGGTATAAATCTTCTAATACTCATGAAAAATTGACCATCCCCTCCTTGTGATAAATCAAAATCACCTGATTGTATAAAAGCAGGAATGGCAGTTTTGTTACCTTGAAAATCTAATTGATTAACTCCAACTTCGTGTTCATAATATATTGTTGAGCCATTAGCATTTGTCACCCCTTGAATAGTAGGGAATGTTGGTACACCTGTTAAGTCAAACTCTGTAGCGTAAGGGTTATCATATAAGTTTGCATCTCTATAGGTAGTTCTAGCTAAGGATCCTGTTGTCCATGTTCCACTTTGATAATTATATGTAACACATCTATCAATTTCGCTACTTCCTGATTTTGGATAAAACCAACTAATCTCTTCATACAGCGTGTAAAGACCCGCATAAACAGTCTCACCGTTTTGATAATTTATACCTAAATTATCTCCTTTAGTAGTAAATACAAAATCTTCTACTAAACAAGGTAAAGCTTTTACTGTACCATCGTAAACAAAGAAACCACCTGCCTCACCCATCCAATAAACTGCACCATTAACATATTTAATAGAATGTTGTCCTATGGCTCCACAATTTGACCCCACTTGTCTTACTGAAAAAGTAAATGGTGGACCAACGAATTGAATTACATATGCTGCATTATCAGTCAAAACAAAAGTATAATCTTTACCTTTAACAGCTCCTACAATTTTTGTGCCTTGGTCTAATCTAAAAAAACCTGCAGTGTTAACAGAAGTAGGAGTATAATCAGTTATGTCTTCTTGATCAGAGAATCTAATAAATAGTTTGTCCTGTGTTGCAGGAGTGCCAACTGTTGTTTCAGTTCCTAACATAAAAAGGTGTCTATCTCTATCTGACACTAATGACATCACTGAAGCAGTTGGAGCATTAGTAATTAATGCTGCTCTAGTTGTTAAAGCATTAGCATTTGAGTTTATAGGATTCCAAGAAAAAGATTTACCGTTTTTTATAGTGGCGATAAGTTGTTCTCCAAAATTATCTAGTGACCATGAAGCAGGATCAATTGATACTGATTGAGATAGCGATGCTACTCCCCAACCTGTAAACACTTCAACTCCTGCACCTGATGAATGTGCAGATCTAGTTCCTGCCACAGCTCTAGTAATACCAGTTAAATCATTTGAAGAAATACCTGTATAGGATATGAATTCTGCTCCAACTTTAATTGTCCCTGTACTTGGAAAACCTGTCGTTGATGCTAAAGTAATTGAAGTACCTGATCCTCCTGTACCTGCAGTGTCATCATTAAGGCCACCACTTAATGTTGAAAAAACTTGTTGACCACCTCCCCATAATGCAGTTCCCCAACCAAAACCAAATGTTGAATTTAAATTACCAGGTCTTACGTAAGGGGTTACGGTTGCAGAACCACTAGCGTTAACAGTTGTACCTGCAGCTGAAGCCATCGTTATTGTAAATTCATCACTGTTTGGAACTGTGATAACTTGAAAAGTATTAGTTGTAAAATCGGATGCCGAGTAACCTGCTCCAGTTGGAGGAGTTACTGATGAGAAAAGAAATAAATCTCCTGGCTCTAAAGCATGTGCAGCTTTGTTTACTGTAACCGTAGCAGATGTATTTACAGTATCAAAAGTACACCCTGTAAGTGCAGTATCTAATGGAGTTATGTCATAAAATTCTCCTTGATAATACACAACTAAAACTTTGTTGGTGCCTATGGCAGCGTATTTTCTTCCATCTAAATCAGCAAAAATAAATTGTTCTTTAGCTGCACCAACTATTTTTTTATCAACAAGTTGTTGCCATCCGCCTATTTTTTCAGGTAAGCCATATCGAAACCTTACAAAATCTCCATCTGTCCATTGACCTTCTGCACCAGTCTCAGTGACTTGTTTATTAAAACCGGGTTGTATTTGTACATTTGTTAAAGGCATAAGATATTATATCTTATTTAAGGTTACCTATAAAGACTTCTTATATTCAATAACTATTAAACAAGTAAAATTTTTATCAGAAGGACTTGTTATATTATGTGATAAATTACTTGGTATTGTGATAATTCTATTTTCAATGCACTCTATTACATCACCACCACCTATGCATATATTTGAGTTTGAGGTATTCAAACATAGAATAGATTTATATCTGTTTTTAATTGTAGGATCTGTAGGAATCGGAATATCTATATTTTCAGTGGTTTTTGTTATCATGATAACCTCAGCTCTCAAAACATTTTCAACATTAAGAGTTTTTAATAAATAACTAATTGTCGGGCTCATGAAAGGACTAACCTCTCTTTCATTATTTTTATTTGATATAACTAAACTATGATAGAATTGTAAAAATTTATCATTTTCATTAGAAGCAAATGTCCATGGAAATTTACTAGAAAAAATTAAATTTTTAGCAGTGTAAAAAATATTATTCTCAAGATAATTATTAGTGACATTAATCATCTTTGGGTTCTACACCCTCACACACTGAATTATCATAAGTCATCATATTTTGTAGATCAGAGTCTAACTTACTATTAAACTCCCAAATCATTCTTTGTAAACAATTCCCAAAATGTTTTATTGATTCAGGTGTAAAATGAATTTTTTTATGTTTGTTCATTACATCTATTTCCTCTTGTGAAAAAATCAAATCACATGATCCATCTTCTTTTTGTTTAAATATCATTTACTCATACCCCAATAATCTCTTTTATCTTTAATATAATCTTTATACTTACCATTTGCATCAACATAATGAAGAAAAGTTTGAGCTGCCCAATCTCCTTTAAATTCATCTCGCCAATGTTCTAATTCACAACCTAAATATATAACTGCATCTCCTGGTTTAGTGTCCATTGGTTTTCCATCCATGTATATAGGCCATGGTGTGTTATCGCTTCCTATATGAACTGTAACACTTATCTCACATGACGGTCTATCTTTATGTTTTTTTAGTACAGCAAATTTAGTATACATTCTCCAAAAAGAATAAGTTGGAAATAAATCTTTACCTGTATGTTTTACCATAAGGTTATGTTTAGCTAACATTAGAGAGTCCATTAAAGGATCGCCATAAAAATAAGTGTCTCCATTGTTATTTTGTTTTGTATCAAAACTATCCAAATTTAAAGTATGCTTTATTCTACAATAATTTCTTAAAACCATAATTTCTTCTTTGGATAAAAAATTTTCAATTTTTTTATATTTAAAGTCTTTACCTATAATGCCCATGATACCACCGAATATCTTATACCTTTTGTAACAGGTTTAACAGAATGAGGATATAAAAAATTACTTGGCCATATTACCATTCTATTACTTAGTTTATCAATCTTCATCTCAGTATTGTCTTGAGGATTTCTAAAGATAAGCTCACCACCATCATAATCATCATTTACAAAATAAATAATGCTAAAGGTTCTTGGAACTCCTATACCATGATCAACATGAAATTTATAATGTCCTCCAATACCATATTTTAAAACTTGAATAGTTTCTATTTGAAAAGGTAACTGCTGTTTAGAAACTTGTGAGATATAATTAAATAATTTAGTTTG